TCTTTGATGATTTATGCATTGGTTAGATTTCATTTAAACGTTGGTCGTAATGTTTTAATTGTAGTCCCCACTACCTCTCTTGTCGAACAAATGTATAAGGACTTTGAAACATATGGTTGGATGGCAAAGAAAGATTGTCATAAGATATATGCAGGGCAAGACAAATATACAGATCACAGTGTGATAATCACCACTTGGCAGTCAGTATATAAAGAACCAAAGAAATGGTTTGATAGATTTGACTGCGTGATTGGTGATGAAGCACATCAGTTCAAAGCAAAATCTCTAAGTACATTGATGGGTAAGTTGCATGATTGTAAATACCGTATTGGTTTTACAGGAACACTAGACGGTGCCAATGTCAATCAACTTGTATTAGAAGGTTTGTTTGGTAGATGTTCTCAAGTTACTAGAACTAATCAATTGATGAAGGCAGGGCACATTGCTAAATTAAAAGTCAAGGTAGTTCTTTTAAAACATGAAGAAAAACTATTTGAAGGATATCAAGATGAAATTGATTATCTAGTTGAACACGAAGGAAGAAATAAATTTATCCGTAATCTTGCGTGTGATCTCAAAGGAAATACCCTTGTGCTTTTCAATTATGTAGAACGACATGGTGAACCTCTTTACAAATTGATAAATAGTTACACAGACAGACCCGTGTTCTTTGTTCATGGGGGTGTAGATGTCGATGATCGCGAAGAAATTCGCATGCTAACAGAGGCATCAGACAATGCAATCATTATTGCATCGTATGGTACGTTCTCTACTGGCATCAATATTAAAAACTTACATAATGTTATTTTCGCTTCTCCTTCTAAATCTCGGATTCGTAATTTACAGTCTATTGGACGAGTATTGCGGAAAGGAGACAATAAATCAAAAGCCACTTTATATGATATTGCTGATGATATCTCAACAGACAGGGGCAATAACTACACGTTGAATCACCTGATGGAGAGAGTCAAGATTTATAATGAAGAAAAATTTCAGTATGAGATCATAGATGTAAAAGTAAAAGCTTATGATTAACTACGCAAAACACGACGAAGAATTTCACGGTATATTCAAACTGGTTAGTGGGGAGGAAATCCTTGCTAAGGCAGTTATGACAGAAGATCGTGGAGAGAGTTTAATTTTCATGTCTGATCCTGTTAGCGTATTGCCAATCACTAAGGACGTCGGCGAGCAAAAAATATTAAGAGGTATGGGTTTCAGTAAATGGATTCCAATGTCTGACGAAGAATTTTTTATTTTAAGAGAGAAGGATATCATGACCATGGCAACAATGAGTAAACCTGTCAAACTCATGTACGATGCATACATCATCGGCGAAGATGCACATGGAAAGCAAATGAAAGAACGTCAAGTTCCGCCCTCGATTGCCGAAGGATATCTAGGAAACACAAAAGACATCCGTGCCTTGCTAGAAAAATTATACAAGAAGTAAGTTATATTTCCTCTGAACCCTTACAGTGTTAGTATACTTGTCCTTGACAGGTTTGTCAAGTGTTGTTATAATTAAAACAAAGCAAAATTTGTATGAAGAAATCTTCCCCAAAAAAGCGACAGCATTATGTAGATAATCAAGAGTTTCTTGCTGCTATTATCAAGTATAAAGAGAAAGTAGACCATGCAAAAGAAAAGGGTCTACCAAAACCTCGTGTTAATAATTATATTGGTGGTTGCTTTTTAAAGATTGCTACTCATCTATCATACAGACCAAACTTTATTAATTACATGTATAAGGATGATATGGTATGTGATGGTATCGAGAATTGTATACAGTATATTGATAACTTTGATCCTGCTAAGAGTAGAAACCCCTTTGCATATTTTACTCAAATCGTATACTATGCTTTCCTAAGAAGAATTGCTAAAGAGAAAAGACAAATGGATATTAAAGAAAAAATTATAGAAAAATCTGGATACGATCATGTATTCACAGTTGACGGAGACGCAAGTTCAGAGTATAATCAAATTAAGTCCCGTGTCGAAATGAATTCTAAACGATGAAGATTCTCTTAATCACAGATCAGCACTTTGGAGTTCGTAATGACAATCAACATTTTATCAATCATTACAAAAAGTTTTATAGTAACATTGTAATTCCTTTTATCAAAGCATCTGGTATTAAACAGATCCTTTGTTTGGGTGATACTTTTGATCGTCGTAGATTCATTAACTTTATGTCTCTAAACGAATCAAAAGAAATGTGGTTTGATCCATTAAGAGATATGGGTATTCCCATGACCATGCTTGTTGGCAACCATGACATATACTACAAAAATACTCTTCGAGTTAATGCCCCAAATGAATTACTCAGAGGGTACGACAACATCACAATCATTGATGACCACGATACTGTCACTTTTGATGGTCTACCTATTCTTCTCCTTTCTTGGATTTGTGATGACAATCGCGAACGATTTCTCAAAGTTATCCAAGAATCTGATGCCCCTGTCTGTATGGGTCATCTGGAGCTTAACGGTTTTGAGGCTCATCCAGGTCATGTAATGGAAGGTGGGATGGATCCCAATGTCTTTAGTAAATTTAAAAGAGTGTTCTCTGGACACTATCATCAAAAATCTACTAAAGGTAATATCAGATACTTAGGTAATCCTTATCAACTTTATTGGAATGACTACGCAGCGAAAAGAGGTTTTCACGTCTTTGATACGGACACTCTTAAAACTACTTTTTATAGGAATCCCTTTGATGTTTTTTATAAACTGTATTATAATTCTGGAGTGTCTCTCCCAGACGAATCAGAAATCAGAGGATCATTCGTTAAATTAATTGTAGAAGATAAAGGAGACTATCAGAAGTTCGACTACAATGTAAAACGCATACAAGACATGGGTTGTGCAGATCTTAAGATTGTTGAAGATCTTAGTGTGGAACTAGAGAATGGAAGTGAAGTGCTAGAAACCGAAGACACAATGACGTTGTTGGACAAATATATAGATGAGATAGATTTAAGAGTCAGTAAACCTAATGTTAAGTCTGTCATGCGATCACTATATGTAGAGGCATCAGAACTATAATGTTTGTTCTTACTGATAAAAAAACTGGTGGTGTTTATGCTAACTCTAAGTCAGGCGACGAACAGGGTAAGAAGAACGTGCTTGTTTTTGCAGAGAAAGATGATGCAGAAAGATATATCGTACTTCTAGAGGCAGATGATTTTAATCAGGAACTTGACATTCTGGAAGTAGATGCAGAAATTGTTGCCATGAATTGTGGTAATTATGGGTATTCTTATGCTATAATAGAACCTACTGACTTACTCATACCAAAAATCAAATTTGATAAATGATTGTTTTTGAAAATATTAAGTGGAAGAATTTTCTTTCCACTGGTGATCAATGGACAGAAATTAGTTTGAATGAATCTCCATCAACTCTTATTGTTGGTGCAAACGGTGCAGGTAAATCTACACTTCTAGATGCATTGTGTTTTGTTTTGTTTAACAAACCTTTTAGAAAGATTAGTAGAGGACAGTTAGTAAATAGTATCAATGAAAAAGGTCTTAAAGTTGAAGTATTATTCTCTATTGGTGTTGATGAGTATCGCGTCTTTCGTGGAGCGAAACCTAATATATTCGAGGTCTACAAAAACAATAAAATGGTTGACCAAGATGCTGCTGCCAAAGACACGCAGAAGTATCTCGAACAATCCGTTCTCAAACTCAACTTCAAGTCCTTCACACAGGTCGTTATCTTGGGTTCATCCACATTTGTCCCCTTCATGCAACTCAACGCACCTGTCAGGAGAGAAGTTATTGAAGATTTACTTGACATCAACATCTTCTCCCAAATGAATACGATCCTAAAAGATCGTGTTAGAAATGCAATGTCGCAACAACGTGATTGTGATCATCTACTTCATATCGCAGAGGAACGTGTAAACAATCAAGAAAGAATTATTAACACTCTTGCTGATGTGAGTGCAACTCGTCAGAAAGATAAGAAAAATAAAATTAAAAATAATAATGAAAAAATTCAATCAGAAGAAAAGCAACGTGATCTACTGAAAGAAGAAGTAGAAACTCTTACTATAGGTTTAAAGAATGTAGATAATCATAAAGCAATATTGAATGATCTTCGTCAAGAACAATCTGATATCAATTCAGAGTTAAAGTCTGCTGCTAAACAACTTAAGTTTTTTAAATCACATGATGAATGTCCTACCTGTTCTCAGAGTATTGAATTTGATTTTAAAGAATCAATGGTAGGTAATTTAGAAACTAAAGGTAAGAATCTTACAAAAGATTTCAAAGGTTTGACTAATAAAATTGCTGATGCTGTTAGTGTTGTAGAGGAAATGGAAACTCTTTCTAGAAATATTATGGAAACTAGCAGTAGAGTATCCTCTTCAGAAAGAGAAATCGTACGTTTGGAGATGGAGAATCTTAAAATAAATGAGGAGATATTAGAACTACAAACAAACACTCCTAAGATTAGAGAAGAGAAACTATCTTTAGTTAAGTTTCAAAAAGAATTAGAAGCAACACAAAAAGATTGTGGAAAGATTCATCAGACTCTTGATGAATTTAAAGTCATAGGTAATTTGTTAAAGGACTCTGGTATTAAGAGTCAAATTATTAAAAAGTATGTTCCTATTTTTAATAATTTAATCAATAAATACCTGCACAGTATGGACTTCTTTGTTAACTTCACACTTGATGAAGAATTTAAAGAAGTAATTAAAAGTAGATTTAGAGATGAATTTTCATATTCATCTTTTTCTGAAGGTGAAAAAGCAAAAATTGATTTAGCATTGCTATTTACATGGAGAGAAGTTGCTCGTATGAAAAATAGTGTTGCTACTAATTTACTCATACTTGATGAAGTATTTGATAGTTCTTTGGACGCAGAAGGAACTAATGAACTTTTAAAAATTCTTCATGCTTTGGGTATTTCAAGTAACATATTTGTTATCTCGCACAAAGGTGATGTCTTGTTAGACAAATTCCTAAGGACACTTAGATTTGAAAAGATTAATGATTTCTCGCGTATGTCAGACGACTCGTAAAGTTTGGAGAGTATGGGCAAAAGCACTTGGAGACAAGTCTGGAAACTCAGATAAGGAAGCAGATTGGATTGCTTTAATCCGAACATTTATTTTTATTCAGTTAGTAGTTACTAACTGTTTTATCGTAGCAGGTAACATAAGACACTGGAATGATCATCATGTTCCTCCATCTTATATGCCAGTTAAAAAAGTGGCACAGTAAGTGGCACATTCGTCATGAGTCTGCTATAATAGGTATATACGAAACACAGACACATGATCAATCAAGAAGTAAAAGGAACACTCGCTAAACTACTAGCAACAGAAAACCTAACAGTTGAGCACCGTCAGGTTACAACCGCATACTTCGATGTTGAGAATCGTGTTCTTTGTCTCCCTATTTGGAAACATGCATCAGAAACTGTATATGATCTTCTAGTTGGTCATGAAGTAGGTCATGCTCTTTACACACCTGCTGAGGGATTAGAGTGTGATGTTCCTAAGTCATTCATCAATGTTCTAGAAGATGCTCGTATCGAAAAGATGATGAAGCGTACCTATCCTGGTCTTCGTAAGTCTTTCTTCGATGGATACAAAGAACTCTGGGATATGGATTTCTTTGGTGTAAAGCATGAAGATCATGAGACACTTTCACTAATCGATCGTATCAATCTTTACTTCAAAGGTAATACAAGTATTCCTTTCTCTGCTGATGAAAAGCATTGGGTAGAAAAGACAGGTAGAACTGAAACATTCCAAGATGTCTTAGATCTTGCTAGAGAATTATATGAATGGGCAGAGTCAAAGCAAGCAGAGAAAGAAGAAGAAATGGATATACCTGTTCCTCAAAATGCAGACGGTGGCGAGGGAGAGTCAAATGGTAACGATGATGGAAAGTCAGAAGGTGGAGAGAAAGAAGAGACAGATCAAGATCCTGATCAAGAGATCATCAATCCTACTCAACCTTGGGATAGTTCAGACAATCCTCTAGACGATCTATCAGAAGGTCTAGGACAACAGCAGCAAAAGCAAGATACATCTGGTGTAGGTGGTGACTCTTATGATGCAAGTAATTTTGATACTGAGTTAGTAGACGAATTGTTTGATGATGTAGATGAAACTGAGAGTGTTACTGATCAAGCATTACAAGACGCACTAGAAGATTTGATTGATGATGATGCTAAAGAATGGATTTATCTTAATCTTCCTAAGATTGACGTAGATCTACTTACAGTTCCTTACACTGAGATTCAATCTGATCTTGAAAAGTTTTACACTGATTGGTATTATCAGGAGTATCAAGATGATGATAGAATGAATTATAGAAGAGAGAATCTTGATTATTGTGATCGTCACTATGAAAGTTTCAAAAAGAGTGCACAGAAGTCTGTAAACTATCTTGTAAAACAATTTGAAATGAAGAAGTCTGCTGATGAATACAGACGTGCAGCAGTATCAAAGACAGGTGTTATCAACACTAATACTCTTTACAAATACAAACTAACTGATGACATCTTCAAGAAAGTTACAACTGTTCCTGAGGGTAAGAATCATGGTCTAGTTTTACATCTTGATTGGTCTGGTTCTATGCAGTATGGATTATTGGATACTCTTAAGCAAACAATGAATCTAATCTGGTTCTGTCGTAAAGCACAAATTCCATTCCGTGTGTATGCTTTCCAAAGTTCATTCCATCACTATGGTAGAGACGAATATGGAAATCCAATTCATAACAAAGCGATCACTGCAAAAGAAAATGACTTAGGTATCTCTGATGATTTCAGACTCCTTGAATTATTCTCTTCTAAACAAAATGCTAAGTCACTTGAAAAATCTTGCAAGATGATTTACAGACAGGTGTTTGCTATGAACGGACGTCGTATCAACTATCTTGACAAGTATGCTCTTGGTGGCACACCTCTCTCTGAAGCAATTTTATGCACACGTCACTTAGTAAACAAACTTAAGAAAGAAGAGAATGTTCAGAAAGTAAATGTTGTATGTCTAACTGATGGAGAATCAAATCCAATGACATACTGGCAGAAAACTACTTATTCTGAAGAGTTGAGAATGTCTCAGATTTGTAGCACAAGAACTAAAGTATTTGTTCTTCGTGATCATGAAACTCGTTATCAACGTAAGATTGGTAGTAGTCCTTATGAAACTACAAAAGAGATTGTAAGTTACTTCAGAGAAATTACTGACTACAACTGGATAGGTATCAGACTATGCAGTAAGAGTGAACTATCTCGTCTTATGCGTTGCTTATGTTTATCTACTGATGAGCAAGATGCTATCGATACACAATGGAAGAAAGAAAGATTTGCTTCAATCAAAAATCAAGTTGGATTCTCTGAGTCTTTCTACATGCCAGATAGAGGTATAGGTGAAGATACACAAAAGATTGAAGTAAAACAGAAAGGCGAGGTCGCTACTAGAGCAGAACTACAACGTGCATTCAAAAAGCACATGGGTTCTAAGACCACAAACA